CCACATCATCCGGCAACCCGATGCGTGGGAAGTCTATCAGGAGGCTGGTGGCGTCAAGATCACCAAGACCGCCGGGACATACCCGCTCGACAAATGCCCGTGGCTTGTGCTGCGGCTCGCAACGCAGCCCGGTGAAGACTACGGCCGCTCCTACGTCGAAGAGTTTCTAGGTGACCTCGACAGCCTTGAAGGGTTGTCCGAGACACTGGTTGAAGGCTCTGCGGCTGCGGCTCGCATCGTCTTCCTCGTCAAGCCGAACGGCGTCACTTCGGTGCGCGTCGTGTCGAAGGCGAAGAACGGCGACGTTGCTTCCGGCAATGCAGAAGACGTGACCGTGATCCAAGCGCAGAAGCAGGCCGACCTCGCGGTCGCGCAGAAGCAAGCGCAGGAGATCGCGCAGCGCCTCGCCTACTGCTTCCTGCTCAACACCGCCATCCAGCGGTCTGCTGAGCGGGTGACTGCGGAAGAGATCAAGTACATGGCGCAGGAACTCGATGATGCCCTCGGTGGCATGTACGCGCTCCTGTCAGCGGAGTTTCAGCTCCCCGTCGTGACCGTGTTCGAGAAGCGTATGGAGAAGGCGAGGGCGCTGCCCGGTCTTCCGAAGGGCGTCTCGAAGCCCACGATCACCACCGGCATGGCCGCCATCGGGCGCGGCATCGACTTGCGCAATCTCCGCGCATTCACTGCAGACATCGTCCAGACCCTCGGCCCTGAGGTAGCGTTCCGCTATCTGCAGCCGACCGAGTACATCAAGCGTGCCGCTGCCTCCTATGGCATCGACGTTGGTGGCCTCGTGAAGACGGACGACCAGATCGCTCAAGAAGAGCAACTCGCGAAACTCCAACAACTGGCCGAGACCCTTGGACCGAATGCCATCAACCAGATGGGCAACGTCACCAAGGAAGTCGTGAAGGGCCAAATCCAAGGACAACAGAATGCCAGCACCCAAGAAGCCTGAGGCCCCCGAGGTCCCGGCTGACATCGCCGACACCATCGCTTCCGCCGTGAAGGTTGAAGACGGCGTCGAGACGGCGTCCGCCACGAACCGGCCGGGCGTCGTTCGCACGACCTCGACGGACACCTACGGCAACCAGATCGAAGAGCACTAATGTCCACAGCCCAAGTCACGTTCTCGCAAGCACCGACTGGCGCTGAAGCTCCCGCCGCTGATCCGACTGTCAAGATCAACGAGCAGGCTTCCAACACTGCCACACCGCAGCCGCAGGGCGACCGCCCCGCGTGGCTCCCCGAGCAGTTCAAGACGGCGGAAGATTTCGCCAAGTCGTGGACCGATCAGCGAGCCGAGATCACCAAGCTTCAGCAGGCTCAGGCCGCAGCGAAGAAGGTTGATCCCGCTGCCTCTGCTGCCACCGAAGACAAGACCGCACCGGCCCTCAAGATCGAGGACAAGCCCGCTGCTGGTGAACAGACCGAAGCCGAGAAGGCCGCCGCCCAGGCAGTCGCTCAGGCCGGTCTCGATGTCTCGAAGTGGCAGGAAGAGTTCAACACGTCTCGCACCGTCTCTGAAGAGGGCCGTGCCGAGATCGCGAAGGGCCTCGAAGGTCTGTTCGGCGACAAGGCTCGCGCCATCGTCGATGACTTCGTCGAGGGCCAGCGCATGCGCGTTGAGAACGTGGAGGGTCAAATCTTCACGGTTGCCGGTGGCAAGGAAGAGTACGCCAAGATGGTTGGCTGGGCAGCTCAGAACATGAGCGCCAGCGAGCAGTCCGCATACAACGCCGCCATGGACAGCGGAGATGTCAACGCGATGTCCCTCGCCGTGGACGGTCTCAAGGCCCGCTACGTTCGTGCTGAGGGTTCTTCCCCCAGCCTGATCAGCGGCGACGGCTCCATCGGTAGCGGCGACGCTGCCTTCGCATCCACCCACGAAATGACCACCGCGATGAAGGACCCGCGCTATCGCGCGGACCCGGTCTATCGCAAGTCGGTCGAGCAGCGGGCGATGCGCTCCAACTTCTAAAGGAACTATGAACGACCACCTTCGTATCTCGAAGGCGGGCGTCAATCTCATCAAGTCGTTCGAGGGCCTCTTCCTGACAGCCTACTATTGTCCGGCAGGGGTCCTCACGATTGGCTACGGCCACACGAACAAGGACGGCGTTCTGCCGCGTGTCGTGAAGGGGCTGACGATCACGAAGGAGCAGGCCGAGGACATCCTCGCCCGCGCTCTCGTGACCTACGAGAACGCTGTGAAGCGGCTCGTCAAGGTCCGCCTGACCCAGAGCGAGTTCGACGCTCTCGTATCATTCGCCTACAACTGCGGCATCGGCGCTCTGGAGAAGAGCACACTGCTGCGCAAGCTCAACAAGGGCGACTACTCCTGCGTCCCCGCAGAGCTGATGAAATACGTCACCGCCAAGACCAAGAAGGGCCGCGTCACGCTGGCCGGTCTGGTGCGCCGACGCAAAGCCGAGGGTGCCATGTGGGCCCTCACGAAGAACCTCGAAGTCCTTCAGGGTGCCACTACGGGTGAACCTCACGAGGACGACGAAGAGCCGATGGCTCAGGAAGTCGCCGCGCCCAGCATGCCCAAGTTGGAGCAGGCCACGGGTTGGTTCGCAACCGTCGCGCCGTTCGCCTCCATCTTCGCGGGCATCGACTGGAAGATCGTTCTGATCGTCACAGGTGCTGCGCTGATCGCTGGCGGTGGGTGGCTCTGGTATCGCCACAACAACCACGCCTGATGTTTGAACACATCTTCATGGCGTTCGCTGTCGCGCTGTCGTTCCTCGGGCTCATCGCCCTCATCATCGAAAGCTGACATGTTCTCCATTTCATCCCTGTTCAATCTCAAGGGACTGAGCATCGCCTTCGCGATTGCTTTCCTCGCTGGCTCTGCCGGTGGCTGGAAGGCGCGTGACGCTCTCTGCGATGCAGCCGAAGCAAAGGCCCAGGTCGTCGAGTTGCGCAAGCAGCTTGAGGCCCGCGATGCTGCCGCCAAGGCGGACGCTGGCAAGGCCGCGCTCCAGTCCGTGAAGATCGAGAAACTCGAAAGCGCAATTCGTGACGCTGAAAGCAAAACTGCTCCTACCGTTTGTCTTGATCGCAATGACACTCGGCGGCTGCGTAACCTCTGGAAGTAGCGGCACCGCCCTTGCTCCCATTCCCGGCGACATCGTGACGTGCTTCGACAGCATCGTCCCAGCGCCCAAGCAGGCCACACTGACCAAGCGCGACATCGTCCGCCTAATAGGTGACCTGAAGAAATCCGAGCAGTCCAAGTCCCAATGTGGAAAGCGACTGATCGGCTACTACGACGCCCAACGTGAGGTGTTCGAGAACTAACATGGCTCGGGCCTCTGCATCCCTGTGATGTACGCCCAAGTCTTCCTACCAGTGAGAGACGAACGTGCTGTCCTTTCTAGGCGGCGTTCAAGGTCCAAGAAACCTCTGACTACGAGACCATATGGCTCGCCACCAGATGCACCTGCGGGTGCGTCTCGGCGAATAACCTCGTGTGTTTCCTCTGTCGGGTTCGAGGCCAATCCTCTTATCCTCACTGGAGACTAAAATGACTGACACTGTTGTGTCCCGCGTTGGCCAGTCCAATGCTGCGGGCGATCCGCTCGCTCTCTTCCTAAAGGTGTTCTCGGGCGAAGTCCTCACGGAGTTCGAACGTACCACCCTCTTCACCGACAAGCACTTCATCCGACAGATCACGTCGGGCAAGTCGGCTCAGTTCCCGCTGATCGGTAAGGCGTCCAGCCGTTACCATACGCCGGGTCAGTGGATCGATGGCGTTGCCATCAACCACGCTGAGAAGGTGATCACCATCGACGATCTTCTGATCGCCGACACCTTCATCGCCAACATCGACGAAGCGATGAACCACTACGACGTTCGCGGTCCCTACTCGCAGGAGCTGGGTCGTGAGCTGGCGCAGGCGTTCGACACCAACGTCGCTCGCGTGATCACTCTGGCTGCTCGAGCTGCCAACCCCCTGACCTCGCGTCCGGGCGGCACCCGCATCAGCAACGCTGCGATGGACACCGACAAGGACGCTCTGCGTACCTCGCTGTTCTCCGCTGCGCAGAAGCTCGACGAGAAGAACGTCCCGGCTGAAGGCCGCTCGGCATTCTTCCGCCCGGCGCAGTTCTACATCATGGCGCAGGACACCACGTTGGTGAACAAGTTCTATGGTGAGACCGGTGGCGACCTCGGCAAGGGTTCGCTGAACACCGTCGCAGGCTTCCCGATTGTGA